GGGCATTGGCATCCGGCTGAAGTACGCCAAGTGGCTTGAGGAAGGCACGACCCGCATGGCAAAGCGCCCCTACGTCGATCCGTCGCTTGAGGCCATGAAGCCAATCGCCCCGAAGATCATCGCCAACCGCCTACGCTTGGCTGGGTTCATGACGGCATGAAGGACATCGTTGACGCCATCTACGACAGGCTAGGAAGCACCACTTCCACGGGGTCGTTCCATGCCCTGCTGGACGGACGGTACTACCACATGGAGGGTCCGCAGAATGTGGCCTTTCCGCACTGCGTCTACAGCCTCGACCCGATGGACAACGCGAACCAGTACGACGGGACGCACATCCTGAACGGGTCAATCACGTTCGACATCTACTGCGTGGCGCGCCTTGGCGCTGCCGTCGCCATGGACATCGAGGAAGCCCTGTTCGCCCTGCTGGACCAGCAGGAACTGAACCCCGGAACCAGCGACTACGGGCGGGTGGCTCTCCAGTGCGCCACACGCGGCGTACCATCAGCCACCGACGAGTTCATCGTCATCAGCACCACCTACACGATCTTCACTACGAGGTCATAATGGCAGCACTATCAGGCAATACGGGCAACGTCAGCGGCAACGGCATCGTGGGCAGCCTGAACACATGGAGCGCGACGATTACCCGCGCCGTGTCCGATGTCACCGAGTTCGGGCAGGCCGGACGCCAGCGGCTGCTTGGCCTGTATGACCTGACGGGCAGCGCGGGCGGCATCCTCGACACGAAGGCCGGATTCGCCAACACGACATCTGGCGAACTGCAGGGCCACACGGCAGTCAGCGGAGCGTCCATTACCCTTGTGGCGCGCAGCAACGCGAGCGGAACCAACAGCATCGTGTTCAACGGCGTTGTGACCGATGTGGCGCTGGCGAGCAATAAGGGCGGGGACGCCACCGTGACATTCAATTTCAGCCTGTCGCATCCGACCACCACCGGAACCACTAGCCCGTTCACCATCGTCTGGGGAACCTGACATGAGGCTGGCAGGAGAGGCCAGCGTGGTTGGCGTTCCAGTTCCCGGCTGCGTCGGCGTCGAGGCATACACCACCGAGCAGGATTGGGTGGTGACGGGGTCGAACGCAGGCAAGCCGTTCCGGCTGTACGTCAGCCCCCATGTAAGTCGCGAGGATGCCATTAGAGCCGTCGCAGCCACGATGCAGTTCAGCCCCGCCACCCTTGAATGGGTGACAGCACGGAGGCGGCAGGAGGTCGAGCGGTGCATCCGCATCGACAACGACTGGTTACGATCCCGCACACTATGAAAGCGCCCGTAACCATCGGCAGCATCACGCTGCGTTTCATCGCCCTGAAGGATTGGACCGAACTGACCGGAACGTGGCTTGCGGCTCGCCAGCAGGAGCATGAGGCGGCGCTGCGCCGATCCGGCGCGAGTGCGCAGGACATCGCCCTGGCTGCGCAGGACTACGCCAGCAAGCGCAGCGCCTACGCCACCCTCATCGACATGTGCAAGACCTACGACGGCGCGCAGGCGATCCTTGAGCGGTCGGCGGCGCGTTCAGGCGTGCCAGCACAGGCGCTTGACGCCGCGCTTGAGGGCATGGACCCGGACAGCGTGTGCATCCTCGCAATGCGGGTCTGCGGCTGGGACATCAAGCCGCCGCAGGATGCCCAGCAGGGAAACCCGTAGAGCCGCCGTCCGACGAGGACTGGCGGCGCAACGCCGCAGTGATCGCCAGATACCTGCCGGGACTTGGCAACCCGATGGACATGAGCATTCCAGAGATCGCGGATTGGATCGCCGCGCTGAATGCGGTACTTCGTGACGAGGGCAGTGGCATGGACCCTGCTACGGACCACCGCGCTAGAGTTGAGGCAGAGATGCGGAGGCTCCACGGATGAGTACAGGCGGCGGCAGCGCAGCGGCGGCGCTCACAATCGACGTACTGACCAACCTCGCTGGCCTTGGGTCCGGTCTTGCGCAGGCAGAGGCGCAGGTGGGGCAGGCTGCCAGCAACATGGGCCGCAAGATGGATGCGGCGCTTGGGCAGTCAATGAGCCAGCGGCTCATGACCGGACTCAAGTCAGCATTCAGCGTCGCAGCCGTTGCTGATCTGGTCGGAACGATTGCCGATCAGATGAATCGGCAATTTGGATCTAGACTTGACTTCTTCAAGGTCGTTCAGGGAAGCATCAACGACTTTGTGCGATCTGTTCCAGTGCTTGGCGCTCCGGTTGGCAACGTGGCCAGCCTATTTGAGAGATATGGAGAGGAAATCGGCTTGAGATTTGCCGAGGGAATGCTGAACGGTCAGGCGCAGGGCGTCACTTCGGCGCGACGATTTCACGCTGGCACATCGCCGCGAGCGGAGGATCTGCCGTGGTACATGCAGATGCTGACCCCTACTGCCGGATATGCCACCGCAGCGGCAGGTGGCAATCCGATGACAGCCCCATATGGACTTGGAACGGCGCGTGGTGACATGATGGGGGTTCCAGTTGGAGCCAATGAGAACATGATTAGCGGCCTGCGCGACGAGTTGGCAGAACTGATGGCACGACAGACGCTGCTGATGCGGCAGGACGAGCGTTCGCGCATGATCCAGTCGCGCCTGCCGATGGTGCAGGGCGAGGTGCAGGCGGCGTTCGGTACGTTCCGCTTTGGCGTCGGCGGCCCAGAGCAGGCATCACGCGAGGTGGTCAAGATCGCAGGACAGCAGTTGCAGGCGCAGGACCGCATCAAGCAGATCATCGAGACAATCGGGCAGCAGTTCAGCGGAGGCAACTGACATGGCAGTGCGCGAACTGACCACTACCGCCAATGTGACGTTTCAGGAGGGGTCGCCGATTGCGGTGCGCGAGTTCCATTGCCACCCGTATCAAGATGAGGGCGACATCTGGGAACTGGTCGGTGCGGCAAATGGCCTTCCGGCCAAGATGTCCCAGTATCTGTCGGGTGGCCTGCCAGTCGGCATGTACGCCGGAATGCGCGACGTCTATCGGCTGTTTGCGTACGACTACGCGATACGCCCGGACCCGTCAGTGCCGCAGGCATGGCTTGTCACGGTGACGTATCGCCGCCGTGGCGAAGAGGCATCAATAAGCAGCACCCGTGCCATCGCGCCAAATGACGATGGCTACCTGTCGATCCGGCTCGACACGAACGTGGTGCATCGTGACGAGTGGCGGCAGTACAAGTATTTCAGCGAGTTTGAGGCGGTGCTAGAGCGCACATGCGATGCGGACTACGTCCCCAAGTATTCGCTGAACCAGGCCGAGAGCGACATCGGCGGCATAAAGATCGACACCGCCGGATACCCGACCACGGTGCTTCGCCCGGAAGGTCGCCTGCTGATCGAGTTGACAAGCAGCCAGCGCATTGATCCGGCCAAGTCAACGCCGCTGCTTGGATCTCGCAACAAGACGAAGTTCGCCAACTACGACCGAGGCACGCTTGTATACGGCGGTCACAGCACGGTCGAACTGCCGACAGGCATGTACCAGCACACCCTGACGTTCGCCTTTGACCAGATGTACCACCTGAAGCAGATCCCGCAGCGTCAGGCCAACGGATATGTGGTGCTTGACCTGCCGTCAAATCCCAACGACCAGATGGCGACCGGGCAGGCCAAGCGCGTAGCGTTTGTGCAGCCGTACCCGATGATGTCATTTTTCGAGCAGATCGACTTCAGGCTGGGGCGGCTCCGCTGATCGTCACTAGCGCACAGGAGGAAACAGCATGGCAAACGAAATCGCACTGAACGTCAGCATGACCGTGAACAAGGACAGCCTGCGCTACGAGTTCGCGCCCCCATCGGCTTTGATCAACTTGACTGGCAGCGCAGCCGCAGGCGGCGTGCAGGCCGTCAGCACAAGCACCGAGGCGCTGCTGCTGGTGGATGTCACCACCAGAGGCATGGCCAACTTCATCAACCTGACCACTGGAACCAAGGTGCAGGTGGGAACGTGGGACGGCTCGACGTTCGCCCCGTTCGGCCAGTTGAACGCCGGGGAACCTGCGGTCATCAGGCTGTCGGCGCAGACAGGCTGATGACC